TTCTCTTTTTTCAGACGGCCTGTCGAGTAAAAGCGGGCATTATACGGCAATTGGGCTATTAGCACGAAAACCCTTATTCTATAAGGGTTGAGATAGAAAAAACATTCCGCAAAACACGGTTTATAGGCGTAGATTTCTCTTTTAAAATCAAAGCTCGTAAAATTTTTGCGGAACGTTTTTCAGGTGATTTCAACCCTCTGAGTTTCAGACGGCCTTTGTTTTATCGAAGAGTATCAGACAACGCCTTATGCCTTGCTTTGCAATCATTGTACAAGCCGATGACTTGCAACGACCACGGCAATACGTCCGCTCCTGTTCCACCCTCAAGTTTAGGCAGGATCGGGCATGGTTGCACAAGGTCGGCCGGCGGTTTAATTGCCGTCGGCAATGGCGGCATTGATGACTGACACGCCGTCAGAATCAACACAGACGTTACGATAGACAGGCTTTTCGACAATCTTTTGGACTTGAACATATCGCACCCTTTCTTTCTCTTCACGCACGGCCTTGCCGGTTTGATACATGGCGGACGTTTCGCGGTCTTGCTTCGCCTTTTCAATCGCGGAATCTTTCAGACGGCCTGAAATTTCCGCCGCCATTGATTCACGTCCGCGCCGGTATTGGGCGGCATGGTCGTATTGCCATGCAGCAATGAGGGCAAGCAGCAGGGCGGTGGCAAGGGCGGGTTTCCAATGTTTCATCAGCCAAATCATCGGTTCGCCTCCATGCACTTGTTGTGCCGTTCCAACTGCCGCGTCCACACGCCCCAGCAGCCGTTTTGCCGCACGCTGCAATCGCGCCCTTTGGTGTAGCGGTATTTGAGCAGGGCGCGGCAGGCTTCGGTGTGCCTGCCTGCGAGCAGGTGGCGGCGGATGGACGACTTGGCGAAGGTGTCCGCGCCGTATTGGTACACAAAGTCGGCATACACGTCGTATTCCGCCTGCGACAGTTTCACGCCGGGGAGGAGGGCTTTCAGACGGCCTTCGTCTTTGGCGATATGAGCGCGGGCGATGTCGACGGCCTGCGCCTGCGTCACGGGCGGGTCGGTCATTGTGACGCGGCGGCCGTCGGGGTAGACGGTGCTGCCGATGCCGATAGTGGGGACGCCGCCGGAATCGCGGTAGGGTTCGGTACGGTAGCCTTCGTGTTTGACGAGGGCGGCGAAGAAGGCGGCGGAAACTGCAAGGCCGCCGACGGCGTATTTAATTTTGTTACTCATGACACTCACCTCTTGTTTTCTTCAATTCCAATTCGCGCTTCTGCACTTCGAGGTCGTGGATTTTCTTCTCTTCTTTGCGCCTTTCCACTTCCCTGCGTTCGCGCTGGCGGCTGTAATGCCAGTTCATCAGGAAGCCGCAGACGGCGACGAGTGCGCCGACCACGGTCAGCAAATCGATGGATTTGATTGCGCCGACAAAGCTGCCGACCGCGCCCGTCCATGTGATGCCCTGGCTGATTTCGGGCAGGTTGCTCGGTTTCATGTGTTTTTTTCCTTTTTTCAGACGGCCTCTACGCCACGGCCACTTCCGCCGCCACGGAAAGCAGCGTCAGCGGCAGCGGATGGATTTGGCGGACAAAAATTTGAGCGTCCGCACTCCATTGCGCACGCAGCACAATTTCGATTTGTTCGCTTTTTGTTTGCGGCGGACTTCCGGGCGGCTCCGTGCGCCTTTGCTTATATTCGACAAGCTCGGTATCGGATTGACCGGCAAAGATGCCGCTTGTACGGTAGACGCGCAGCCATATCTTATTGATATTCTTCATGCGGCCCTGCCCATAGGCATGATCTACGGCCGCAGTCAGCGGCAGAGTCTGAGCATCTGCGCCTATCGGCAGGCCGACGTGTATCTTCACCGCCTCAACAGGCAGACTGACGGTTCCGTCTTTTACAACTTGCGGCGGCATAACGGCACCGTCCGCAAGTATCGAAACCGTCTTTCCTTCAAGGTGCTGCAACCCCTTCAGGGTATTCGTTGCCTCGCCGTTGTAGCTTAGGCCGCAATCGACGAAGAAGGCATCGTCAAGACTGGTAAACCTCCTAGGCCGCATCCGCTCGATGTATCGAACGTCCTGATTATTAATGTTTCTTCGGACGACGCAGTACAACACATCATCCGCACCTTCGGCCACGCAGGCGCAGCTTTCAAACGCGCCGTCCGTATCGTGCTTGTGCCATGCGCCGACTTGCTGTTCGGGGATATAAGTACAGCCCAAGAGCGTTCCGTTATCCGATACCGCCCAGATAACGGGATAAGGAGATTTTCCCAGCGCTAAATCGCGCACTTCCCGCCAATCGAACAAATGCGGGCAACGCAGCGAAAGGTCGCCCGTCACATACCCGCCCGCCTGCCAGTTATAAGCCAGTTCGCGGATATGCCCGCCGCGAGAAGCGGCATAAATCAAGCTGTTATTGACAACGACAGGCTGCACGTTTGATGCGCCGATATAGGATTGAGGCGAAACGGAAATACTGTCGGGGGTTAAAACATCACTATTGAGCGTGCCGATGTTCCATTCCGCGCCCGAAGTTAGCAGCACAGGTTTTGCCAGCGGCACAATATGCAGGATGCGCCCGGCCTCGCGCGCGGCAATGCGGAATAAAATACGGTCATCCGCCCTGCCCGGTACAGAATAAGACATATTGCTTTCCGTGCCGCTACGGGTCATCCACACATGCAACGGCTTGTCCGTCGTTCCTGCAAACACACGCCGCTGCTGGTGGTACGACACGGCGGACGGATAATTGCTGCTGCCGAGTTTCACGCGGCCGATTTTCGCATTGCCCACTTTGATTTTTGGATCGGTGTACGCCCTACCCGGGGATACCACCGTTATTGACTTCAAACGACCGTTTTCAATAACGGGCGAGAGCACCGCGCCGTAACCTGTCACATCTTCTATCTCCGGTTTCGGCCTACCCCTAATGCCAAACTCTAATACCGCTTCACGGCCTGCATTACGCCTTACCCCGTCGGCATCATTCCGTCCATTTGGCAAAGTATCGAACGACACGCCGATAGTCCGCTCCTCCGGCGTTTTATTTAAATGCCCGGTTTTTATCACTACGCTGTAAACAGCAAGCATTTGCAGGCGCGGATTGGTATAGTCCCTGCCGCCGTTAATAACAGTAATACCGGTAATACTGTTGTTGGCCACCGTGATTTCCAACACTGCCCCGCTGCCCGACTGATCGGCGACGGCAAATTCGTAGACCCGCCCGAACGCATTGATGCGCTGCCCAGTACGGTGCCGTCCGTTCGGATAACCCATACCGTACGACGGAGACGGCCCCCCGCCGCTTGTAACGGCAACCGATTCAATCGCACCCTTATCGGTATAGCCGCTGCCGCCGTCAACAACCTCAACTTCCGAGATACCGTTGGCGGCAAACGGGTCTTCATAAATCGGCGGGGTAATGGACAAATCGGCAGATATATTGTCATCAACCAACTCCGTCCCCATCGTCTGACCGATATAGCCGTACATGCCGGCGGCCTTCTTGTAAACCTTGTAACGGGATGCGCCGTCCACCTTTTGCCAACTCAAAATATTTTTATTGCCGGTGGTATAAAGATTGTTGCTCACCGCAACCGCAGCGGAAATTTCACTTTCAGTCACACCGTCGCGGGCGACGGCCGTTACAACATAAAAAGAATCTGTCGCCCCCTTACTGTCCGCCACAACTGTCCGTATGCTCAAACCTTGCGGCGGCCTGATAGACGGCTTAAAGGATATTTCCGCCAGCCGCCAATCCGTATGACCGTAACGCCGCAATTCCAAAGGCGGATGATTCGGATGGACAAGCGTCATCACATCGGCCGACTGGACATAATGGATGCCGAACAAATCACCCTCGCCGTACGGGGTTTCAATTTCATAGGGCTGATCGCCGCTCAATACCGTCCCGCCGAAGCTGTGGAAGCGGCAATAATGTTCGCCAAACTCCACAATCAAAGTCTGTGTATCGGAATACGCAAAAGGGATAAGGCGGGCTTTTTTGTCCGCATATTTTGCCGGGCGGATAAATTCAAAACCCGCACGGTTTTCCAGCGACCCTTGCGGGCGAACCATAAAATTACGGCACAGCGCCAACCCGTTCTGATACCCAGCATCCTCCAGCCGTCCGAACATCTCGGCCGAAATCTCACCGCCGGAAAAAGTCTGTTTTAAAAAACGAATATTCGACATTACCTATCCTTTATCCATGGTGCCGTATGCGGGCGGGTACGCTGCTGCTGCAACGCATCGGCATTTTTAGCCGCCTGCAAAGCCTGCATTGCCTGTTGGGCGCACATCGCGCCCATTTGGGCACCTGTATCGCCTTTAATAACAATGCCGGCCAACATCGAAGACAAATGCCACGACAAAGCGGCGGTAAACAAAGGGGAAAACAACGTGGTATCCGTAACGCGGGCGATGTAGCTTATTTCCGATATTTCATGTTCCGCGTGCAGGATGCGGCGGCCTTCTTCCGACAAGCCCATCGTCCAATCACCGCACCCTGACACATTCAAAACCCGCAAGCAGTTTCCGGGCAGGACGTAATCCCACGCACCCTCAAGCCGCGCCGGTTTTGTCCGCACCGTAGCGAACCCCCATGCATGCATCTCCAATAACTCATCCCTGGCGGCAGGGTAAAAAGTTGCACAATATTCGGCTTGCGCGCTGCCTTCGGGCGGATTGATGCTGGAGACAGTCGCACTGTCGCCCAGCCGGGATAAGGCCAGATTGCAGATTTCTACTTCAGATGCCATAACTGTTCCGTGAGATTCAAGAAAAGACGGCACAAGGCCGTCTGAAAATTAGGATTGCTTACCTGCCCCTTTGACCTTCGCCCCCTTGGCAGATCCTTCGCCCTCGCCCTCGCCTTCGGCAGATACCGGCTCTTTCGGCTCAAACCAAGATGCCTCCAAGCCTTCTTCTACCTCGAACTCATCCCCGGCGCGGCGCAACGAACCGTAAAAACCATCTTTAGTTGCGATCACTATCATTTTTTGCTCCCCCATGTTTTCGGACTTTCGGGCAGCGGCGTATTGCATTGGATGCCGCTGACAATATGCACGTTCACCTTACCCGCCGTAGCTGTCCCCGCCACGGTGAAGTAACCGCGGACGTAACGCTTATGCCTGACAGGCAGCGGCAAAACATATTGCGCACCCGCCTTTAAGTCGGCAGGAACGAGAGCCTCCCCGCTGATCACATCGGCAAAAGTGCCGTTCTCGGTATCACTGTGCTGTAAGGAGAAACGCAGCGAAGTCAGCCCCGCAAAACCTGCCGCTACCGACAACACGGCATACAGCGGCTGGGGAGACTGCCCGAGGTCGGGCGTTTTTTGTCCGAAATCAACCGTATTCCCGGTTGCCGCAGATGCGGTAACGGCCTGCGCCGCAGACAGTTTCAGCGTCGAATCTAAAATCATATTTCCTCCCTTTAAGCCACTCGGGCTTCAGTGTTGAGCAGTGCGTCGCAAATGCGGACGGGAACCCCGTCAAACGTAACGACCTTTTTCCCCGCCACGTCATCCATAGCCAGCGTCGAACCGACCACCTTGTTAGTGATTTGGCGACGCAAGAAACTGCGGATTTCGCGGTTGCAATAAAAGACGGCGCGGCCTGCGTTAATGTTCGGAATCATCTCCAGTGCCTCGGTCATCAAATCGATTAAGTCTGCCCCAGCCGAAGCATCCTTTTTCAAATCGGCCGTTTTGATATTGGCAATACGGACCGCGTACCGCCAATCGCGCACCACCAAGCCCGTTTTCCACATAAACTTACTGGTCAGCGACTCATAAGGGTGTCCGTTGCTGTCATTTACGGTCTGACGGCCCAAATCTTCTTGCGCCAAACCCGCCGTAAAGCCCTTCGGATAAATCATGTGCAGCGTATTGGGCGACCATACGACCAGCCAAATAGATGTGTTATCTGCGCCCGCACCCTTGCCGTCCAAAATATTGCGGCCGTTGGCAGCCCTTTTGTCCGAATAACGCTGGCTCAAGCCGGTAAATGCCGCACCGTCCGTATCGCCGTAGAACAAGGTCTGCGTCATCTTCTGATTCATCGCCTCGATAAACGGCCGCTCCTCACTCAAACGCCAGGCGGCGGAATTACCGTTCAGCTTGGCCAACTCCTCATCAATCTGAGAACGCGCCTCCAACATGCCGATGGCGTCTTTTACGCGGGCAATCTGCGACTTGGAAGGCGGAACGCCCTTATACAACTCGCGCCATACCGCTTCAGGCAGGCCGGTGCGGATGATGGTGGTGTGGTCGGTCGTGCCGTTTGCTTCGAGATACGTCGCGTCTTCCAACACCTCATTGGTTTCATTCAAAATTTCAACAATATCCGTTACGATACTGCCGTTTTTATCCATACGGGCGGTTACATCCGCCAACGTAGGATTTAAATTGCCGATAGTTGCCATATGCTTACTCCGTTAAATCAAGGGTTCATTTCGCTGTTAGGGTAAAGTCGGCGGGCATCGCCATTCACTGCCTGCCGCCCGGCGGGGACAAAGGTATCTTGAGAAATGGCACGCCCCGCACGCACCATAAACCGGATGATTTCCGGATGGTTGCCCAACCCGCTTTCATTAAGCAGGGTTTGCAATTCGGGCGTGCCGAAAGCATCCAGTGCCTTTTTTGCCGTCCCCAGGCTTTCGGCCAGCTTCTCGCCGCCGTATTCCTTATCAGCCTTCGCGCTGGCCGCCCAATCTTCACGCGCCTGCGCCAAAGCCTGCGCCTGCTTTTCCGCCATATGGGGCGCAAGCTTGCCCAGAATCAAATCGGCCTTTTCCTGCGACAATCCCGCCTCACGCGCGGCTTCGGCATAAACCCCCATCGTTTCCGCGTCGTATTCCATACCTTCCGGCGCGGTAAACACATACTCTTCCGGCGGCACATCTACTGCTGCCGCCTCCGCCGGCTGCTGATTTTCCGCCGTACCGGCTTCCGGTTGCGCCGCGTCTCCGCCCTGCGGTTCTGCCTGCGGCTCCGCTTCCGGCTGCGTCAACAAAGTTTCTTCATTCGCCTCGCTCATTTTCCCTGCCATCCATCAACATTAAAAAAAACTCACTACCCTGCACCTGCTGCAACAGGTAAAGCCCCATTGCCCGACGCCCTTCATTAAAGGCCGTCTGAAGCGGGTCGCCGTTAAAACTGCTGCGCCATACGCCGGACTGCGCCAACAGAGTGCGGACGATATTCCGCCCCCACTCCTGCTGCATCAAAAGGCCGAAGGCCTCCTCCTGCCGTTTGGCCGCTGCTTTTGCAGCTTCGCGCTTCGTTTCCTGCTCGGACTGCGCGTCCATATTGTCAAAAACAGGCATATCGCTCACCCAATCCGGGCAGCCCGACGGCACCCGCTTTTACATTCCGCGCCATCATAAATTACAGACCGCCCCATAACGGGTGTCGCCCGTTATAAACCACCGCGATACGTATCATGGCGCCATCTATCGGAAAGGAATGGTTATGGCGGTTTCAAGCGAAATTCGGAAAACAGGTATTTACATCGGCGACGGCGCGACAAGCCGTTACCCCTTCAAATACAAAGTATTGTCGGTCGAATATATTTCCGTCGTCGTATCGGACGGCAGCGGGGAAGATAAAGAATTGGCACACGGGAGAGACTACGAAGCGGTCGTGGCCCGCAATCAAGACATAGAGCCGGGCGGATATATCGACTTAAAGAAACCACTGCCGAGAGGGCACAGATTGGTGATTGTCAGCAATCAGGACTACCTTCAACCCACCGTATTAACCAACCACGGCGGGTTTTATCCGACAGTATTGAATGCGGCTTTAGACCGCCTGACGATTCAAATCCAGCAATTAAGCGAGAACGTCGAACGCTCTTTGAAGGTCGGCGTCATCACACCTGAAAATGTCAGTCTGAACCTGCCCACGCCATACCCGAACAAAGGCCTGGCATGGAATGCCGAAGGGACGGGGCTGACCAACACCGACTTTCACGAACAGGCCGCCGCCTCCGCCGCACGCGCGGAGGATGCCGTAAGGCAGGCGGAAAACGAAGTCAAAAAAGTGGCCGCCGTATTGTCCGGCCTGAAAACCGTTCCCACATTCGCCTCAATCGACCTGTTGCGGCAAGCCGTCAAAAGCGATTCACCCGCAGCCATCGTATCGGCCTACTACGAAGGCAAACCCGGCGGGGGCGGCATCTTTATTGCCGACGCACGCGACAAATCCAGCGCCGACAACGGCGGCACCGTGATTGTGGCGGCAGACGGCACGCGGTGGAAACGCCAAATCGAAGGCAGCCGCGTCACACTGGCCGATTTCGGTATTCTGCCGGACGGCTCGGACGTAGGAGCGGCCATCAATAAAGCATTTGAAGCCTGCGCGGGGTTGTATTTACTGGTCGCCGATGCGGGCACCTATCTCACGTCGGTCGAATTGAAAGCACCGACCGGATTGCGCTTTTCAGGTGCCGGTATGTATCGCACACTGATTAAGGCCGCCCCGTCGCTACCGGCCATCGCCAACCTGCTGACCAATAAAAGCAACAACTACGAAACCCGCACCGCCTACGACCACAGCATCCACATCGCCGATATTGCATTTGATGCCGACTGGCGCGGACGGTACTCAATCGGCACGCCCATCAACAACCAGGCCTGCGGCGTTAAATTTTCCGCCGTCCGTTTATCCAGCCTGATTAACGTCCGCGCCATCAATGCCGCCCTGCACTGCTTCGATATTTGCGCCGACCAGTACGTAGATACCGGCAATGTGGCCGACAATGCGGCCAACCAGTCCGAACAAATCCTTCTGCGCGGCTGCGTGGCGGGAAACCCGTACCGCGATGACGGATTCACCACGCACAACAGCCGGAACATTACTTTTGAGGATTGTATCGCCCTGTTTGACGGCAGCGTTTCCGCACTTGGCAACACTCAACAAGGCTTCGAGGCCGACGAAGGCAGCACCGGCGTCGCCTTTAGAAACTGCGTCGCCAAAGGCTATCACTGCGGCTACCAATCCAAAGGGCACAAAACCACCAAACCGGCCGAACAAATAGTGTTTGAAAACTGCACGGCGGAAAAATGCGCCGTCGGCTTCATGGCATCCACGGGTAGCAACCCGCAAAACAGACCAGGCTATGTACCGCAAGGCGTGCGTTTTCTAGGCTGCACTGCACGGGCATTGGCCGGAAACACACACAGGGCGATACCTGCCGCATTGTGGATATACGGCGCGGATTCCGTATATGTGGAATCATTCCACAATTACAGTTCGGCCAATATCGTCATCGAACAAGGGGTAGGCTACGTCAATCTCGGACACATCGTTTTTGCCGAAAAAGTCGGCACGGAAGCGGCCGCATGTATCGAGATACGCGGCACGGCGGGCAAAAACAGCAGCACCACCATCTACGGTTTCAAGACGGCGGTCAGCCAAGCCCTGCCCGTCTTGGTGAAGGATGATGCCAACGCCGTCTTATCCATTGACGGCATGATTGCAAACGGGGAAAACAACGAAGCGGCGGTCAAACTGAAACGCAACCCGAGGGACAGGATTACCGGATTGCGCGTCACCGGCTACAACAACGTGAGCGTTTTCCTGATGGGCGACAACATCCCGCTTAAAGGTTATTGCATCCTGGACGCATACAACAAAACCTATCTATTCGGCAATACCACCGACACCCTGCCCGCACCGCGCGGGACAGTCATTACAAACCCCATAGGCTCCCAATACGTGCAAAAATCCGATAACGGACTTCAGCCAAACTGGAAGCTGGTTATCGATGCATCATGAGGCAATTCACGCATCAATAAAAAAGGCCGTTTCAGACGGCCTTTTACTTATTTCCCCTCATACCCGAACAGCAGCGCGGCCGGATTATCCGTTTTCCCTTCCTTCAAAGCCCGATAACCCTTCAGCGAACGGTTGGCCTGCGCCGCAGGCAGGCCGAACAAACTGCCGGAAAAATTGATAGACGCACGAACAAAGGCTTCATCCGCCTCCCCCTGCCTTGCCTGTTTGGCAAATCGCAAGGCATCGGATATGACCCGCGTCCCGCCTACTTCAGAGTAGCCGAAATCCTTACTGCCGGTAACGATAGCACCCAGTGAAGACAACTCCCGCGCACCAACAAACAGGCCGAGCATAAAGCTGATCTGCTCCTTCGCCAGTTTTTTAGCCAAATCCTCCCCGTCGTCCCCAGGTACCAACGCCTCCTTCATCAACACCGTCAGCACATTCGGAATCACCCAAATCAACAGCAATTCCGCCGCCAGCCTCATTCTGTTCTGTTGCGTGTACATCTGCACCACGCCTTGATTAAGTGCGGCATTCATATACGAATAAAACACCGTAAAGAGTTTAGACAGATTGCCGCCGCGCTCCAAAGCCGACTGGTCTTTAACCTGCCCGCCGCCCTGCGTATCCAAAACCGCCTGGTCGGCCAACCGTGCCGCCGACTCCTGCCCGTGCCCCTCGCTTAACGCCTTAGCCAGCGCGCCGTGCCAAACAATGGTATCGACCACCTGTTGCACCTTCATCATCAGCCAATAAGCGTAACGGTTGAGGAACAAGCGCACCTTATTGCCGTTCAAAGTATTGGCCACCTCGTTCAACTCGCGGAAACGCGTCCGGCTGCGGTTGGCCATAAAGTCCGACTGCTCATTGGCCGAACGGGCCGCCGCCCACGGATTAGACAGCCATGCGGACAAGCCGACGGCCGTGTACTTGCCGCCGATGCGCGCAATCGCAGGAACGAAACCCGTAATCTGAATGGCAGCGGAAACAAGATTGAAACCCAGCCCGGCCATACCCACGCCGTGCCGCATCATTCCGGCCATCCCATCCATAGCCTGAACATCGCCATGCCCGCGCGCAACATCCCGAACGGCCGCCCGCATCTGCCGCAAGGCTTCCGCCCCCAAAGTTTCACGCACCGCCGCATCTATACTGTACGAACGCAGCAGGCGGTTGGCATCGGCCACCGCCGCCCTATGGGTTAAATCATGGATAATATCGTTCAAGCCGTTATAAACAACCGACAAATTCAGCAAAACAGGCCTGTTTTCCACTTTTGCCGCACGGTCTTTCACATAACCGCCACGCGTCGAAGCCGCCATTTTGGCCGCGCTCCAATCCGCTTTGGCCTCACTTGCCGCCGCCTGCTGCTCCGCCGCCATCGAACCTTTCGGATCATAACCGATAGGGTAGTACCCGCCGCGCAACTCGACTTCCTGGCCGTCAGACGTCCTGACCGTCATCGGCGATGCCTCCACCCATTTTGGCTCCGTCCCCGTCGTCCGCCGCTCCAACTCGGCCACTTCGGGGCGCATACTTTCAAACAAATCCCATACCGCCTGCACCGCATGCCATTCGTCGGCAGTCAAATCAGACAAAGCCGCCCGCACAGCATTGATGTCCAGATTGCGCCGCATCTCAAAACCACCGGAAAGCAAACGTTGCAGATTACCCTCATTGCCCGTGTTCAAAGCCATGGCGAACAACTGCTGCCGGGTAAGCCCACCTATGCCCGCATATTGCTTCTTACCCCTTTGCTTTTTCAATGCCTGCTCCAGCGGCTTCATCACCGCCGCCAGCTTCTCCGTCATCTCGGCCATCCGTGCCGCCTCCGCATCGCCCGCCTCATTGATGGGGCGGACAAGGTATTGCCACATCGGCCCGGCATCCTTTCCGCCGTCCAAAATCCGGGCAATGGCCGATAACTTCAAATGCCCCCAAAAAAACCCGCGCACCCTGTCCGCCGACCGCTCAAACTTCGTCGCCGCCGTCCGCGTACGCGCCGTCCTGCCGTTTGAATTGGCCCGCACCGAAGCCGTAATCTCATCACGCACCGCCTCATAATCAAGCTTGGCTTTCGAGGCCAGCATCTTATTTTTATTGCGGCCTAAAAATTCAAGCTGCCGCACCTGGTCGGCCAAATCGCGCACCTCGCCCACCGTCATATCGCGGTAATCCTTGCGCGACAACGCATTGAACATCTCCGCATCCAAATTGTGCGGGCGGCCGTCCTCCTCCATCTTCGCCAACAGCGCGTGCAGGCTGGGCACTTCTTCCGCCGCCGCCTGTTTCAAGCCCACCGCCGACAACAGCGCATCTATCTGCTGCCTGTATTCCAAATCTATCCCGGTTTTCACCCGGCGGAACCCCGACAAATAACGGTGCGTCTTCTCCATTTCCTCGCGCACACGGTATGCCTCGCGCGCCATAGCACTCTGCACCAACTGACGGCGTTTGAACTCAGCCGCCTGGGCGGTATCCCCTTTTGAAAACGCCTTTTCCGCCTGCCTTCCGGCACGGGCTTCGGCGGAAGCGAACACATGCGGCCGCACATCCGCCGCTTTCATGGCTTCCAGCTTCTCCCGCGCAATCAGTCCCGCCGCACGCTTCAAATAGGAAACCGAACCGGTCTCCTTTTTCAACGCGGCAAACTCTGCCGCCAATATGCGCAGCCTCAGTCCGTTATGTGCCGCCGCATCTGCGGCCGCTTCAAAATCCGCCGCCGTCGGCACCTCGCCGAATTGCGCCAGCAAATTCAGATAAGCGGTATTCTCTATCGCCTCCTGCGGCGGCTCGGCCTCAACCAGCGCACGCAGCAAATCCTCCCCCGTCGGGAACACTGGCCGTCCGTCTTCGTCCAATACCAATTCGGCCGCAATATCCGGGTGCAAACCACCCTTCTGCGCCACCATCCCGCGTGCGGACAAAACCTCCGACCACCCCTGCGGGATACCGTCCAACGAAGCCGCATCCAGCCGCGCCGCCGTCAGCGCGTAAGGATTGACCAACTCCTCTCCCGGCTTAACCTCCTCGCGCGGAACGTAATGGATACTGAAATAATCCCGCCCCTTCAGGCCGTCTGAAAAACGCTCCTCCAAATCGCGCACATCCGCCTTGCCGTAACTGTCCGTAGGCAGATAACCCTCTTCCGCCAAAGCCTCGGCCATCGCATCGATACCGCGTCCGTTTTCCCGCAGCACCGGCAAAATGCCGACCCGGAAATTATCCTTCACATCCACGCCCCACTCGCGCACCAGCTCGTCTTTGTTCAGGCCGCCGAGTTTGGCGATGGCAGTCATCAGGGAATCGGAAGACGGGTCTAGCGCGGTGCGGTCGGTTTTGGGCTTGTATTTGAGATAGGAGCGGAGTATATTGGCTATGTATCCTGAATTGACCTTCCCCGTTTCGCGGCTGATTTCAGTCGTCTCGGTATCACTGGCATTCAGGATACTTTCTTTTGTGGCGACGCTGTGCAGATACATGCGTCCGCCGTCTCCCGAATCACGCACCAATACCGTAACAATATCTTCTTTGCCTTCAATTACTACAGGCGCACTGATATAGGCATACCGCACACCGTTTTCAGGATTCTCTCCCCGATGCACTACCGCGCCTTTTGCGATCACATCGGGCACAGCCTGAAAAGCCTCTGCCTTAAAGGGATTCATGCCGTGGGCAATGGAGTCGCGCACCGAACGTTCGTTCAGTAAAACAGTGCCGATTTCAGGGTTTGCGGCCTGATTTCCTGCCTTATCGAAAATATCCTGCGCCCATTCGCGCAATGCTTTAAAACCCTGCGGCGCGGTGCGCATGTCGATGGTATACACAGGCTTGCCCTGCAACACTTTGGCCTTGCGCCTGAACTCGCGCTCTTCCTTGCTGTTGCCGTCTATGCGGTTTTCGTCGGTCATCTTCGCCGTCAAAAACTGCCATGCGCGGTATACGGGTTGCTTCATGATGCTGCCGCGTGCCGCCATCTCCGCCCGCTCGAAATCGGCCTTATGCTTGCGCCGCAACTTACGCAGCGCATCACTCCTCAAATTACGGGCGAAGCGCATATCGCGCACCGCCTTCGCCCCCAACTCGTCCGCCGCCGCCGCATGGGCCGCCTCATTCGCCGCCCGATAAGCCTGCCACGCCCCCGCATCGGCAAAATCGCCCTCTTTCAACAGCGGACGCATATGATTGACATACTCCGCCTCCGCAATCGCATCATCCGAAGCCAACAGACGGTCAAAAACCCCGCGCACCTCATCACTCAACTCCACATCCAAACCCGCCAGCGAACGGTACACCTGCCGCATCCAACGCGCCATACGGGCGAACACCTCGCGCAACCGGCTGTCCGGAGCCTTACCCTCAAATATATAAGCCTCGAAAGCGCGGGCGATTTTCTCGTGATGCACCCGCTGCGCCTCCGCGTCCATGCCGAACCACGCCTGCGCATCCTTCACCCCCGACCAGGCAAGCAGCGTCTCAAAATCCGACACAATCTGCGCCTCGGCATCCGTCAGCCCCTCCCTGCCGGCCAAATCCTGATGGATGCGCCCCAGCAAATCAAGGTAATAATGGCCGCTCTCGTGAATAAAGGTAGAGGCATCCGCATTTTTCAGCAGCGTAACCGTACGTCCGGCGCGGTCATAAAAACCGCGCACGCCGTCCGGCAGCTCATTAACACCCGAAGACTGGAATAAGATGCTATCGTTATCCGCCGAAAACGCCCCGCTGTTATCGGTGGCGGATTTGATTTGGGTCGGATCAAAGACGGCAATATATTTATCGCCATTATCCTTAGCTAACACCGCATCAAATCCATTCTCCCGATAAAAATTCTGAAAATCTCTACCTTCCGCCAATACCCAACTATTACGATCCTGAGCTAGGCTCTTCGCTTCGGATTTTTGGATGGTGCTTTCTTCAGCACCGTAATAATTAAGGATAGATACATCGCCATTTATTTTACTTAATGCAAAATCAACCTGTTCTATTGACTCAATATCAAATGGCTTTTTCGCATTCAAAAACAATGGGAAAACATAGCCGCCTTCTGTATGGGTATCTTCAATACTTCTATCTTCCGCTATCGTTCTAGCAACATACTGTTTTGTGCTTGTAAATATCAAACCACGATAACTCCCGCCCTTAAATCTACTAAATGGAGGTTCTTGTCTGATATACGAGCCATCTTTCTGCCACCCAGTATTAGGTGTTACCTTATCCAAAGGTAGTGGCGTACCGTGATACACCACCAACGGCTCGCCCGTTTCCGGATTCACGACTTTAGAAGCATTGTCTGGGTCGTTTTCCCAATCGCCGAACCACTCCTTAAATGCAGGAGTACGCACCTGCACCCACTGGCGGTAGGTCAGCACCGTTTCCCCATCTGCCTTGGCCTGCTTATACGCCGCCTCCCCGCCGTATTGCGCAGCGGTCTCCTCAAACTGCCGCGCCTCCTCAGTGGCCGACTGAAACAAAACATCTTGATTGATTCCGGCATCGGCGGTAGTATCGTCGTACGCCGCCACCCCGTTTCGGACGTATAGGCTGGGGCGGGTAATATGCGCAAGCACATTCCCGACATCAGCCGTTGGCGGATACTTCCACATAGAAACACCTTTCAGGTTGTTTCTACTTCTTACATATTCTTCCAAATAAATCAGTAAGCTATCTTCGCTTCTCTTGGCATAGGCAATCCTCTGCCCACCTGTTTTGGGATTTTGCAGGTTCGTTCGAACCTCATCATAATTTGCAATAATCTCCGGTATCTTGACCAAATCTTCCGCCGTTACCGGCAACTGTCCGTCCGCATCATTCCCATGCCTGTTTTTAATATGGCGTACAACATCCGCACTAATGGAGTGCGAATAGTCGGAAGCGTCTGCCGCCTCTACGGCAACTTGATTGTCTATCCCCGTCCAAAATATCGCCCGTACCGAAGTCGTGTCATCCCATAATCCGATCACATCCTGCGGATTGGTACTGTGTACCCAGCCTTTCGGCGGAGCGGAAGCCAACGCCTGATTCAGCACCCCGTCTTCAACCAAGCTTTCACCCGACACAGAAAGCCGACCGTAACGCTCCTCAAACGCCTCCGGCGACATCCCCAGCCGCTGCGCCAAATTTTCCACACTGCCGACATGATAGGCCGCATAAGCCTGAGCCTGCTTCCGATTGACCAAACCCGTGCCGGACAACTCACGCGCAAAAGCCGCCCTCCTTTCGGACGAAGCCGACTCGGCTGCCGCTAGATTTGCAGCCTCCGCCTCGACTTCCGACCGCATAGCCTCCTGCTCGCCCGATTCCGCCCATTGCCGCGCCTCTTCCGCACTCATCGCCTCCGGCGTCGCACGGATATGCGCGTTTAAATCCTGTTGCGCCTCGGCGGAGAGAAACGCATGATATTCCCCGCGCGTCAGCTCGACCGCTCCGCCCGACTGCACCGCCTCGGCGATTTTGTCCGCCGCACCGGGTATCTTTTCAGCCACCTCCGCCGCACGGCCAGACTGCATCAACGCGTCCGCATCCACATAAATACGGGCCGCATCGCCATAACCCTTATTGACAAACTCGGCCTGCATATCCGGCGCGCGCGCCGTCAGCTTCGAAGCCTGCGTATTGGCCGTCTGAAGATCGAGATGCTCCCTATCCCGACGCGCACGCTCCGCCTGAATATTGCGCACCGCCTCACGGTAATTGCCGTGCGCCTCGAATGCGCCGGTCGGAATCTCCGCCACCGCCTCCATCAAAATATCGCCGGGCTTGTACTCCCCCGTCAAAGCCTGCGCCGCCGCCTCGCCTGCCGCCCCGCCGCCAGCCTGAACCGCACCCTCGCCGACAACACGCGGCACCGCGCCCCAAAGCGAACGCGCCCCCTTGATAATCTGACCGCCGAAACCCGCCGTCAAACCGTCAAACAAACCGACGGCCGACCCGCGCCGAACCGCCTTGCCTTCCGCCGCCGCCATCGCGTCCCTGTTGCCCAGCGCGTTTACCACCCCCCTGATGCCGCCGCCGTATTTCCCCGCTTCCGCCTCCACGCCTTCGGCTACCGTCGCGTTATACTCCACATCGAAAGAAGACGAACCGGCCATCGCGGCGGCGGCCAAAGGATTAACGAAACCGGCAGCCGCCGTCCGCGCCAGGCCCGGCGCATTCGCCCCCATCGACTCCGATACCGTATTGAAGACAAAACCGGGATTTTCCCGTAAATAACCGAACAACTCGCCAAACGAAGCCTCACGGGCATTCAACTCCGCATAGCCCGCCTGTTGCGCATACAGCGAAGCATCGGGCGAATAACGTCCCGCCCTGCGCTTCTGATCCAAATAATAGACGGCCTTATCTATATCGGCGTCATAAGAAACACCGGCCGATTCCGCCGCCCGCCGCCGCGCATCATGAATACTGTCCGTAATAAAATTCCCCTGCAAACCCTCCGCAGCCCGCGCATTGTGCCAACCCCGCGCAAACGAATCATATACATCCCTGTACCACGGAGCATCCGGCGCCGCCCGCATCTCACCCAAAGGGTCGGGGACGGCACGTCCGGCCACCCCCATCAAAGACGCATTCCGCGCCGCAACCTCCACCGCCGACAAAGCCTTCACATCATCATTTGCCACCCGGTAAAAATCCTCCGCACCCAAAGCCTCGCGCAGGCCGGGCGCGTCCCGCGTGCCATCCCACATATTGCGCACCGTCACGGCAATCAACGACTCTTTCGGCGCATCGTAAACCGCCTGCACAGGAACACCCAATTTCCGCGCCGCCTCATGCTTTTGCGCCGCCTCATCAGGTGTCACAATACCCAGATTCTTCATCCCCTGCGCCACCATCCGGCGGTGCTGCTCCAACAAATCACTCATTTTCTGCCTCATGCTTCCGTTTTTCTGCCGCCGTCAGTGCCAAAACACTCTGCTCCGTATCCCACAACCAACCTTTTTCCGTTACCACCTTCTGCGCCTGCATCTTCCGCGCCGCCGTCACCAACTCCTCTTCGGTCGGGTCCCTGCCCAACTCCGCCCGCATCGTCGCCGCCAACTCGTGCACATTGCCAGACAAAGCATAAAACCGTTCAGGGTCGTCCTTCTTACTGATTTGATAAATACTTGCAATCGACGTAATCACACCCTGATTGATTTTCAGCGGCGACACACGCCCCTCCTGCTTCGCCTTCTCCTCGCGCCGCTTCGCCTCCACCAACTTCTGCGCCTTGTCGTAGCCGATAGACAAACCCAGCGACAAAAGCTGCTCCTCAGTCGTATCGGACAACTTCGCGGGATTCAGCAACAAATCATGGTAAGCCCCCTGATTTTTCGCAAACGCCTCATCCTGATTTTGCTTGCGCACCCCATCGGCAAAATTGCGCAACTGCATCGCCTTTTTCGGATCATCCCGCTCCAATGCGGCCCGCGTACTGCGCGGCAGACTGCCATAATCGCCGCCCGAAGCCATAATATCCCGCATCATCGCCACATCCCGCTCCGCCTCCTGCTGCCTTTGCGCCTGCTCCCACACCCTTTGCCGCTTCCCGATATCAGCCTCAATCATCTTCCGCTGCTTCGGGTCTTTTACCCAAGCATTCAGCTGCACCCGCAAAGCTTCAGGGTCGCGGGTATCAAACGTTACCTTACGCACCCCGCCGCCACCCGCTACAAGCGCACGCATGGCCGCCATCTCACCGTCCGTGCCGCCGCCGGCCTGCCGAAATGCCTCACGCGCCCGATCCAATGCCGCGCCCACAGCCTCCGCACCCACAGTCGCCCGATTACCCTGAATACCGTCGTACGCACCCCGGCCGTTCGTCCCCTTAAATCCCGCCCATTCCGCCGCCATACCGTTTATGGCCGCCTCACGGTCCCCGCTCGTGCCGCGTATATACGACCCCACGGTTTTACCCTGCTTGTCAAAAACCAAATACCGCCCGACATAATTGATTTGATTCTCCCGCGTCCACCTCATACCCGACGGAATCTTTCCGCCCGCTTCCCGCAACGTGGCCGGCATAATCTGAAACAACCCCGCCGCCCCCGTAGCACCGCCCGGCGCGGTATGCCTGGACTGCAAACGGCGCACATCCTCCGTCGTCAAACCATCGAAATTCAAACCCCTCTCGCCATTCATCGCCGAATGATTGGCCGATTCCGCCCGCCAAATCGACTGACCGCCCGCAACAGGCAGATTGACGGTATATGTTGCACCGTCAAACACCGCATTATCCGCCGCCTCCTGCTGCCGTCCCGCCTCCACCGCCTTCTCGACCCGCAACAAAACATCGGCCGACACATAAGTGCCGAAGCCCGCCCGCAACTCCGCCGCACCGTCGAAATCACCCGCATCAATCATCGCATCCGCAGTCGCGGCAAAAGCCCGCCCGAAAGCAGCCTGCTTCTCGGCTAAAACCTTCTCCGGCGTCCACCCGTTCATCGCGGCCAACTTATCGACGGACACACCGAACCGCTCAAACGCCTGCTGCCGCTCATCCCCGCCAGAAGCCAACTGAAACGCCCTCAAATTCAAAACCGACTGACTCTCCAAACTCTCGCCGACCGCCTTGCGCCCCTGCGTCAGCATATGGGCGGAAACCTGCCGCATATAACCCTGACGGACACCCTGCGCCGCCTGGGCAAAAATTTCCCGTTGCCGCCCGTTTTTCAGACTGGCGGCGATGGCATGATAATCCTCATCAAAATACCCGCCGTACTCCTCCGTTAAAGGCTTCCCGTCCGGCCTGTTCATCGCATTCGCCCCCAAAAGCGAAGCGAAGCCCGTTTCAGGGTCGAGGCGGCGGCGGTCGGCGGCATCCTGCAACTTAGCCAACGCCTCGCCCGCAATAGTCTTATTCACCTCATCGGCCAACCTTACCGCCACATCACCGGCCTGCTGCGCGGCCGCACCAAACCGGCGCGGCAACGCCCCGAAGTCTGGCACCGACGGCGCATTCATCTGCGTACCGGGCAGCACATCCGCACCGACAGCCAAACCATCCTGAACCGGTACCTTCATCTTTTCGCCCCCATGCCCCAATTATTTGTTTTCTGATACAGGGCATAAACCGGGTCTCCCCCGCCCCCTTTTACCGCCTGATACCAACCCGAAGCCACCTGCCCCGCACCCGTCAGCAACGTAGCGAAAGCCGACATAGCCGGACTTGCCTGCCTGGCGGCCAGTCGGGCCATCTGCTCCTGCATTGCAAAATCATCCGCCTGCATCCGATACCCCCACGCCTGCATCAACGCATTTTGCTCGATTTGATTCCTGTCTATCCCCGCCAGCAACTCAGAGTCGGCACGCACCTGAGCCGCCGAACCGACAGACAAATCCACCCCGCCCGCCGCCTGCGCCGCACGCTGCATCCCTGCCAAACTGCCCGCACGCAAAGAATGGCGGGCAACCTCCTTCTGCCCCGCCGCCAAAGCCGACTGCGCCCGCCTTTCAGCCATCCGCGCATTATGGGCGGCGGCAAAAGCCTGCAACCCCGCGTGCACCCTTTGCGCCTTGGCGGAATAAAAAGACCCCGCCATCTGCCCAATCAAACCGAAAGTCGAACCGGCCGCAGCCGCATAATCATCATACCTAGAAGAACCGGAAGACATATCACACCCCCATCCTACAACTCACCCAACCCAAAACCACCATCAAGACCCCAACGCCTGCGCCTGTGCCAACGTCTGCGCAATATCCGCCCCCTGCCGCGCCAACTCCGCCTGCTGTGCCGCCTGCTGCTGTTGCGCCCGCTGCTCGCGTATCGCCGCAACCTGCTTCTGCGGCAAAGTCAGCGACGGGTCCACCCCTAACGCATCGGCATAATATTCCGCCCAAGCATCGGCATTGAAATTGTCCAACACCTCCGGCTTAACCTGCGCCACCGACGCCATCGTCGCCACATAACGGTCGATACTGTTCGCCCCGACCGCCCGTTGCGCCTGCGCCAAAATAGACAACAACACCACACTCAACTGCGCCCCTTGCAACTCCTCCGGCGGCGGCGGCAATATCCCCGCCTCATTCATCGCCTCGAAAGCCAACGTAATCAACGGATCAATCAATTCATTCTGCAACCGCTCCAACACCGGCCCCAGCATCAGCATCTTCTCCTCATGCCGCTCCGCCACCTCCGTTGCCGTCATATTCGGCTGATTCTGCGCCGAAATCATCAAAAACAAATCGGCATAAAAAGCCGAATTGATGCGCCCGCGCACATCCCCGATATCATCCAGCAAAGCCCGAATATCCAAATTGACATTAAAGGCCGTCTGAACCGCCGCCGCCCCGTCGTAATAAGAAACCCCGCCCGGCAAATAATCATCCCGCCCCTTCATCTGAGACGGCACGACAAGTGGCGGATTAGTTTGATAATCGATGGCCGACGACTTCCGCAACTGCTCATGCTGCAACTGCTTAATATCGCCCAACGCCTTCATGGCCGGAGAATGCCCGTAGATATCCCCGCCCGAAACCGCCCAGCGCGGCACCAAGGCGGGGAAATGCCTAAACCCGCTTTCACGCAACACCCCGTCCGCCTCCGCCCCTGCCTCCAAATAAACAGAAACAAACGGCATATTCAGCGCATCCCTCTTCTCCCCGTCCCGCTTCCGGCGCGGCTCAATCGCATGAATCACCGTCACCCACTCGTCATACTGCCCCTTACGGTACATCTCCTGCACCCTCGACGAACAAGCCTCAAGCCCGAACTCCCCCACCAACTCGCCGACGCTCTTATCAAACTCCCGATACAGCGTATCCACCTCCCCGCGCCAATTGACCGCCACCGCATATTCACCGGCAGTCAGCGGAAAACAACGGACAACATTCTCAAAATCGGGCAAAACCAACACCGCCGCCGTACCGAACGCCCCCAATTCCTCATAAGCCGAATGCAACGCCCCATAAACATTCGACCGCTGAAACACCGTCAGCATCATGCGCTCCACCTGAGACAGCCACACCTTAACCGAATGCATCGAATTAAGCGCATCATCGGGCGTAGCCAACTTAAACCACGGGCGCGAAGGCGAAGTCAGCCCGCTCATCAGCCCCGCAGACAACACATCCAGCGCACGCGTAGACGTATTGTCATAAATCCGATTGTAGTTCCGCCCGCCCCGATTCCGTTCCGACGCGACAAAGCGGCCATTTCGCGGAATCACATGCTCACTTATCTCCCGCCAATGGCCCACCCAGCCCGAACGCTCCGACCTCAACACCGACCACCGGCGCATCACATGTTTACGCATCCTACCCGCCCAACAGAGTTGTTTTACCCAGCTTCAACGCCCCCAAATCCGTCCCCTGCGTCAGCATCGTAGAACCTGCGCCGCCCTGACCCGACTGCTGCTGCGCGGCCAAAATCGCCTGCGAATCGGGCGACTTCTGATTGGCACGGTTGAACTCCTGATCCGCCTGCCACTCCTGACGCGCGGCCGCCTTCTGCTGCTGGTCCTGCGCCTTACGCGCCTGAGACGCACTGCGCTCACCCTGATAAATACTGGCTGCCGTACCCACTGCGGCGGCAACCGCCGCGATAACCGGTGCTGCTGGCATAGTCATACTCCTTTACAAAAAACAAACTCTTCACAACGCGCGCCCGTCCTCTCCAACAACCGCGCAAAAACACTGTCCGGCTTAGCGTGGTACAAAATCCTGACCGCACCCCTACGCCTCGCCTCCTCCTCAAACAACCCCAACAACCTCAACGCCGCCCGCCCCTTACGAAAACGCGGCTCGACAAACAACAAATCATGCTGCGCCACCACAAAATCGTAATGCAAATGCCGAACCACAAACCCCGACACATAACCGACCAGGGCCCCGTCGGAAAACAAACCGAAAGCGACCGCCGCCCCCGACTCCTCCAGCACACGATAAGCGGCCAAATCCAAATCCGCCCGCTCCGCCGAAAAATCGCGCTCCGTCTCCAACCGGTGCGCCTCCGCCAAATCACACGCCCGGCCGAACCACTCCGAAACCCGCAAAGCCCTATACTCCAACATCACCCACCCTCCGACACACACAGCTTGACACAACAAACCCCCATAACGGGTGTCATAGCGGCACAAAATCCCGCCGCGCCGACGCCGCCGCCGACACGCCATGCCCCGCTCCGCGCTTACGCACAGGAAACGCGAACGACAAAACCAACGCATCCGCCCTATTCGGACTGGGCACACCACGCGCCTTCATATCCTTCTTCGCCTCGATTTGAATTTTCCCATCCGCCCGCGGCACCAACTCAGGAGCCTGCAACTCATCACGCAACACCGGATCGGGCGGAATCGCCCCGCCTGCCTTCAGCCAATCCCGCGCCGCCTTCCACATCTCGGCCCGCTTATTGAAACACCCCGCATCATCAGACTTGGCGGCAAACCACACCAACTGCCAATCACGCCCCATCCCCTCGCCGGCCGACTTAATCCCCGTCCCGAAACCGCCGTCAATAAACACCGCATCCGCCTGATGCTCATCCTCCAAGTCCGCCACCCAACGCGCGGCCACCAAATCATTATCGTTTTTCGCCACCGTCTTCAACACACGGAACACCAAACCCTGCCGCAGACCGATCACAAACTCATCATCACCCTCCCACGCCGGATCCACCGTCAAAACCTTAGGCGCAAACCCATACTGAGACTCCGGCACATCCCGCCCGAAAGCCACAGAAACATCCTCCTCCGAAATAAACTGACGCGCCGACACAGACGGAAACATCCCCCGCACACGCACCTTGAAAAAATCCGACTCCTCGCCGTAGTCTTCCGCCCACTTCTGCATCTGCGCCTTATTCGTCCCCTCCACCGTGCGGCTGTCAATTTGATAAGTTATCCACCGATGCCTATACCGGCGGAAACACTCGCGGAAACGCCCGATATTCCTCGTCGGATTACCGAACGCCAGCCAAATAATCTCCGTCCCCTCATCCGTCAGCGCACCCTCGGCCACCTCCCACACCCTGTCCGCAATCGCCGACGCCTCATCAAACACCAGCACAATCCGCCGCCCCTTATTGTGCAGACCGGCAAACGCCTCAGTGTTATGCTCCGACCACGGCACAAAATCCGCCCGCCACGTCTTCGCATGCCCCTCATCCCTAGCCGAAATACTCATCACCGCATCCGAAAACCAATCCGCCGTGATACTCAACCGCTGCCACTTGGACACCTCGGGCGCAGTCTTAGTCCTCAACTGCGTCTCCGTGTTACTCGTGATAACGACCTTAGTATCCCCGCACGTAGACAAAGCCCAATTGACCAACATCCCGATTTGAGCCGACTTACCGATACCGTGCCCGCTCGCCACCGCAATCATCAACGGCATAAACCGCGTATCAGGATTTTCCAAATGACTTTTAATATCCGCCATCACCCGCCGCTGCCACTCGCGCGGCGCGTCATAGCCCGCCAACTCCCCATAACCCCAATCATAAGCAACCGACGCCCAAAGCAAAGGGTCATACCGGCAAGCCGCCGCCATCTCCACCACATCAACCGTCATTCAAACGACTCCTCGCACGCTCCAACCGCTCCGCCAACGACTCATCCACAGACACCTCGACCTTATCCTTAAACATCCCCAAATGCCGCGCCATACTGTCCAAAGCAGCCTTCCCGTCCAAAAACTTCAACCGCTTCAACACCACAGGCACACCCTCACCGCCGCCCGACTCCACCGCATCAAACGACCCGACCGCCGCAGCCATTTCCTCCGTCCACTCCGACACAGGCTTCAGCGACCCGTCGTCATAAAAAAACTGCCGCTTATCCACCCCCGCAATCATCGCATAACGCCGCAACACCCAATCCTGCGTTACCTCCGTCCTCGCCGAACGCGCCGCCATCCCCTCCTGCACAGCTTTCGCCACATTAGTATTTTTTAGTAATTTATCCGCATTCACACCCGCCCACCTCTCACTGTATCCCGCCGCAACCGCCGCCCTCGTCGCATTCAAATCAACCAAATACTCCTCAACAAACCGCTGCTGCCTAGGCAAAAGGCCCCTTCCGCCCATCACGCCCCGCCCCCTTTCTTCCACTTCGCCACCACCACATTACGACGCTCATACCGGCAAATCTTCGCCACCCCGTCCTCGCTCATCCCGTACACCACCCCAATCACACGATAAGGCACACCATGCTCACTCAACGCACGCACACGCTCCACATCCACATCCGACAACTTGGCCGCATGATGCTCCTCGCCGAACTTACGGCCCAACTCACTCACATACTCCATTTAACCCTCCTTCAAACAAACCAAACCTTTTTCATGCAACAAAACCAAAGTCCTCATTACCCCTTCCGCGAAGGCCGTCTGAATTTCCCCTTCCGCACAATCCGCCTTCAGCCGCCCGTCGGCCAAATCGTGACAGCGCGAACAGGCATACGCGCCCATAAAGTCAGGCGGCTTGATGCCCGTGCCGCAATAGCCCGCCAAACGGTAATGCGCGAACACCGTCGTTTCCGGGTCATGATTGCAAACACCCGGGAAACGTATCTGGCAACGCTCGCCGCGTGCCGACTGCGTAATCTTGCTCATCCGCCCATCTCCATCATCTCCATAGCTGCCCGTTCGGCGGCCTCCTCCGACTCAAACTTTGACGACAACATCATGTTCCAAGCCACCTGAAAGCAGTCCCGATAAAACCGGTTGAACTCCTCCTGACCCATACTATGGAAGCTGATGCTTTTCGCCTCCTTGCGGTATCCGTCCGGCGTTTCGTAAACATCGAAATACCCCGCCTCAATCGTCAGCCACTTGCGGAAAGCCTCCATGCTTTGCAGCACCGCGCCGATTCTCTCGCCTCGCTTTGCCGCCACCATCCGTACAAACTCGTCGGCAAACTCCAAAAACAGCCCGCCGCTCGAATGCATGGCCTCAAGCCGCCGCGCGAAACCGCTGATCAGCTTCTGCTCCCCGTCCGTCACCAACCCGCCCGACGGCACCCAGTATTCATACGCCAAAGGCAGTAACCCGCCGAAAAACAGCTTATGGTGCTGATAACTGCGATTGCCCATCTGCTTGATTTCCACCTTCAACTGCCGGCCGGCGGCATAATCCCGCAACAATTCCGCATCGTATGCCGTCGCCGGTGCAAGCGTTCCCGCCGGCGTTTTTACCACCGCAACATTGACCGCCATTTCAAATCCTTTCCCGTTCTAATTAGACTGCCGTCCGTTCTAATTAGAATTTCAGACGGCCCGTTTACCCTTGCGCCTCATCCTCTTTGCGCGGTTTTTCACAGTATTCAACCGCACCCCTCGGCTATTGATTACCCGGTCAATCGCCCGGAAGGCCAACGCCAACTGTCTCAATTCATCCCTGCTCATTCGCTTAACTCCACCAATACCGCCCCGCCCTTTTTCGGCGACGTTCGGTCAATCACAACCGGGCAAAACTCACTGTCATCACATCCGACGGCAAGCGCGATTCCGTCCAAAGCGGCCTTCATGCTTGCGTGCAGGTTGTCCAAATCGCGCCTCCTCCTGTCGGGCGGCGTGAACACAATGCGTATTTTCCGCCCCCGAAACCCCCGCAAGCCCGCCCCGACCGCCAACAAGTACGCCTCGTTTTTGGCCGCCGCAAAAACCTTCGCCTTGGCCATACGGTGAATGCGCGCGTTGGGACTCAACCGCTGGTCGGGAAAAGGCAGCGACACGGACTTATCTGCCATTCCGCCTCCTCCGCACCTCTTCCACCGCAATCACAACCAACCCCGACACTAGCCCGACAACCGCCGCGCCCGTCAGCCAAATCAAACCCACTATTCCCGTCATTTTTTCCTCTCAAACCATTCAATCCGTTTTGCCACCGCCTCTTCGGAGGCCGTCTGAAACTTTCTGCTCTCCCATAATGTTTGACGTTCAACCGTCTTAACGGTTTTGACGACTTTCCATTCCCATATTCCGCAGTGGCGGCATTTGCGTGATTGCTTATTGGCATAGACCCATTTGTGATGCTGGTTAGTTAATGCACACCCTCCGACACGTTCGTATTCATCCCATTTGACTTCGGCGACAACCTCCGTTTCAGAGTTTTTAATTAAATAACATGTCTCATCTGTTATTTCGGAGGCGTAACAAATCCTGCTACCAATAAAGTCTCCAAGACCGTCATCAATAAACCAGCCGATATACCAGCCTAATCCATCTTTAAACTTAACAATTCGCGGATAAGCTCCTAAAGTTTCACGCAGTTTGGATTTTTTCTTCAAAAACCGGAAAATATAGCCAATGTATTTAGGGTCTTTTTTAGGATCAAATTTATCGATACTCATCACATTTCCTCCCACATCAAAACCGCCTCGCCCAACGTGGCCGCCTCCGCCGTCTTTAACACACCGTCAGCCGCCCGTGCGACGACGGTATAGCTGCCGCCGTCTGCTTTGCAGATGTACAGCTCGCCGCGCTCTTCTTCGCCGCAAGCATTTTTGACATATCCGCCAGCCTTGCCCGCGCCGCCTGTTTGTCTAAACAAAGAGGCCGGCTACCGTTCAGAACCTCCTCCCGCTCATCCGTTGCCTGATACGGCAAAGCCTGTAACGCAGCCTGCTTGTTCAGACGGCCGGCGCGCACGGCTTCGGTGATTTTCGTCTTCGCATCTTCGGCATCCCATCCGCGCTCAACCACCCACCTCACACCTCCCGACAAGTCCAAACCGCCCGCCAGCTTTTCGTAAGCCGCCTTAAACGCCATCCGCGCGCCGGTCTTATCCCCGTTCCGCAGCAATTCCGCCGCCCCCATCGCCGCCGCCTGTTGCGCAATTGCGGGGACAACCACCGTTACCCGCTCATCCCTCAAACCTTCGGATACCAACCCCCAAGCCTCATCGGCCGACGGCAGGCCCGTATCAATCCTCTGCAGCACGGCGGCCAACGTCAGACGCCCCGTCAATTCGCGACGGCAGCGGTTCAGCGCGTCAAGGGACTTCCCCACCCCGAACGGCAACAACTCCTCAACCATCGCCGCCTTGGCGTTTTCGCTCAAATCGGCCCCCGTCAATTCGGCGGTTACACTGACCGCCTCAAGGATTTTTTCAACATCGGTTTTCATGCCAACCCCTTCGCCTTCAAAATTGCCAAAGCCCCTTTATGGGTCTCAACGGCGGTTTGTGTTTTTTCCGTTTGCCGCGCCTTGGTCTGCGTCATCTGCTCGCCGCGCTGCATATCCGTCAAAATTTGCTGGTACGACTTCAGCAGCAACCCGAAGTCATGGCGGCATTGCACGAAAAAACCGCCGTTGTGCGTCAGGTAGTACGCCGCCAAACTGGGCGCAAGGTCTGCACCAACCATGCGGACAAGGCTTGCAGCCTGCCCCCGCGTTTTCGCATTCGCCGCAGGCAGGACGCCGTAGCGGTCGCGGTAGGCGGCGGCATAGGCTTTCCACGTCGCCACGTTTGCAGGATTCGGCTCGGCAGACTTACGCCCTGCCTTTTTTGCAGGCTTGCCGTCGGGCGGTAAAATTTCAAACCCCTCCGTCGGCATGGCGGCGGGGGAACCCCCGTCGCAATCCCGTAAGGGATTAATATTTGCTTGTAAGTCTTTGTTGTAAGTCTTTGTATATTGCTCCTTCAAATTTGAATCTTCGACGTTCATATTTGAATCTTCGACGTTCATATTTGAATCTTCGACGGTCGGCGTTACCGCTTCAGGCACAAGCAAATCAGACGCATAATTCACGCGATACCACTTGCGCTTGTCCAACTTGTTCCGGTTGTACTCTTTGCTTGTAACCAGCAGCCCCAAATCCTCCAGTTTGCGCACATACCTGCCTATTTTTTGTTCGTTCTCAAAAAACGGGAAAATCTCCAGCCAGTCCTCGTAAGTGTTGTACACCCAACGGAAACCGTCGCGGATATTACGGCTGTGCAACGTCAGGAAATGCACCTGTTGCAGGAATACCGCCTCATGCAAACCGATACGCACCGCCAAAGTCGGACATACAATCATGGGATTTTCGGCAATCAGCAAATTCATACTTCCACCCCGTTCTCGATAATCGAATAATGCGTAACCGGCTGTCTGCAACCGCCCACCTTCAAACGCGGCTTGGCAAACACAAAGCCCGCGCTTTCCAAGTCCGTGATTCGTGCCGCAAGCTGCGTTACCTTCAGCTTCTGATAAGCCTCCAGCGACGTGATGCAGCCCTTTTCGCGGATGTACGCCACAATTTGCTTGCATTGCGTCAATTTATCGCTCATAATGAAACCTCTTTTTTAAATCAAACTTCCACCACCCCGCGCCCAAACGCGGGGCTTTTTTTGGCCGTCTTTCCGGCCTGTCAAGCGTCTGTCCGCTTTGCCTTTCTTCCGTGTAGAATCGAATTTCCACAAACAACCCTACACGGAGAATCGAAATGCACTTGCTGATAACTTACGATTTGAAAGCACCGGGGAAGGATTACGCCCCGCTAATCAACATGATTAAAACCATCGGGTCTGGCACTTGGGCGCACATCCAAGATTCCGTTTGGTATGTGAAAACAAGCCTTACTCCGGACGAAGTCGTCCGCCGCCTGCGTATTTGCACGGACATGAACGACATCTTGTTTGTCGCAGAAATCAGCCGTTCGGCTGCCTGCAATCTCCCGCGGCAGGTTCAAAATCATCTTTCCCTGATGCGTCTCCCATAAGCGCTTCCGACGCGCAAACCCTGTCGTCATAGCGTCTTACCGCCGACACCGCGCGGCACAGCCTTTGCGCGGCGGCCTCTACATCCGCCATCGGATGTTCCGCCGCCAAACGCAGCAACGCCTCCACAATCCCGTTACGGTCTTGTTCCAAAATTCCTGTTTCCATCTCAATCCTCCTTCAACTCAGGCCAAATCAAATGCCAGTCGTCCGGGCGCAGGTCTTTTCGATTCACTGCGCCTCCGGTTAATTTTTCAATCTGCACACACCGAATGATCGGGGGCGGCGTTCCTTTTTTATTCCAAGCCCACACCGTCGGTTGTTTAACTCCGATCGCCCGTGCAAGTCGGGATTCATTCCCAAAATAATCAACTGCTTTTTGGATACTCATAGCCAGTTACTCAATTAAATAGCTGTATTATAGCTAATACTTATATTAAATACAACTATTGCCTTTTATAGGTTATGCCTTTTATTATCGATTACCAATGCTTATGCGCAATTGGATCGGAGATAAAAATGTTTTCAGGCGTACAGTTAGGACAAGCAATATCAGAAGCGATTAAGAGAAAAAATGTCAGTCAAAAGGAGGTTGCCGATCATTTTGGGGTGAAACAGCCAAGCGTTTCGGGTTGGATAAAAAATGGAAGAATAGATAAAAAACATTTAGATAAATTAATTGATTATTTCTCAGACGTAGTAACGCCAAGCCATTTCGGCATTGAAACATTCAAAGTCTTAAAATCGAATGAAGAAAGTAGCATACGTTTCCCCCGCCTGAATGCCGAAGCGACCTGCGGCGCAGGCACGATTAACGACCACTATATCGAGGTTGTGGATTATGTAACCGTCGCCG